GAAGATGTGTTGACAACAATAGTTCCCACTTGGCTTCCAGCGGAATTCATAAATCTGATGCCATTTTGCCCATCAGTTCCAATACCAATTACAACGGCAGTTGCAGAAGCCGCACCTTTTACCTGAAATACACCACCACTTCCACCAATTGTGCTTGTAGCCCCCACCAGCAAGTTACCGCTGGAGTCGATACGCATCCTCTCGCTGCCTCCGGTATAGAAGGTCATTGGCAGGTAAGTGCCGGATGCTGGCGTACCCGCATAAGTGCTTTCAATCCGTGATTCTGTTCCGCCACGGTTATCAAAACGGAATGCTTGAGCATTGGCTGGGTCTGATCCGCCATAAGCGGCTAGTTGTGCAATTGTTCCAGTGCCGTTTGGCAAAACACCAACAACAGATGCGCCGTTACTTGTACTCGTCTGGAACAGCACACGACTTGCAATAGTCCCATTGCTAAAGTCACCAGTAATACGATTGCCCGTGCCGGTGAAGGTTAGGTTGCCGCTGTCAGACAGAGAAGTGACCGTAACTGTGTTGGCAGATACGTTGCCTGTGAAAGACGAAGTGCCCGTGATCGCAGCATTGCCACTTGCATTCAAATTGGCGACGTTGGTGTTAGTACCACTGATGGTGACGTTGCCACTGAACGACGGGTTGCCCGCCATAGTGGTCACAGTCGCTACGTTGGCTGTCACGTTCCCCGTGAAACCAGAAGTGCCAGTAACCGTCAGGTTGCCAGTAACAGCCAGGTTGCCAACCGTCTCTTGGCCACCATTGCTGTCAGACAAGAGTTGGAAAGATGTACCGTCGTACATCACATCAACCAAAGCGTTAGCAACAATCGTGTTTGCGGGCAGCGCAGATCCATCGGTCAAGATGATGCTCTTGGTGCCTTGACCATTGACGTTCAAGGTTGACGCACCAGAGTTGGCGTTAGCCGCTTTGAACTGGATACGCAGACCAGCCGTGTAAGTTGTGCTTACACCGGATAGCGTGATTGCGTAAGCATTGGCCGCACCACTATCAGCAGCGTAGTTGCTGTAGGTGTTCGCATCATTGATTGAACTGGTGATGGTGCTGTAGTTGTTATCGAGTTGCGACAGAGGAATGGCCGTTGTCGCATTCGCAAATGTATTCGGAATTGTGATTGGCTTAGCCATTAAAACCTCGCTCTTAACTCATGTTCAAATTCGATGCCATGCAATACCCAGGCTGGGCTTGTGGCGTTGATTGTCAACCCAAGATACTTACCCCACTGCTGAGCATCGTTCTTGTACAACTGATACCCACCAGTCACCCAAACAACTGATTGTGATGAATTATTAGTCCACCCAATCGTTTGTAAGTTGTTGTTATACCAAGTGATGTAATTGTAAACCGTGTACGTCGGACTAGCCCCGCGCTCACTGTCTACCGTTACACTAAAGGTACTAACCTTATCCGTCGGGCTTGTTGCTTCAAATGCAAACTTTAGCGCCTGTTTGTCTCGGATGGGATCACCCATCGGCAATAGCGCGGTGGTAATCGTGCTACTGATATTCGATGTGGAATCAGCATACAGACGCTTTAAGTCAGTTCCACTGGTGCCATACAAGTTCACCTTGCCGCCAAACGGCGCAGAGTCAATCCAAGTCAAAGTGCCTTGACTGGTCAAGAACCACTTTTTCTCAAAAAACACAGCCTGGATAACACGCGGACTTGCTGCGGGATCGTTGTAGGTGAACGAGAAGGCAGCGCACAAGATATTGTTCAGCAGAACCTGGCCCGCAGTAACGTTCTGCGTGAAGTCAATGTACGGGAAGATGCCATCGAGAGAGTCAGACAACTTGCTGGTGGTTGAACCAACCAAGGCGTAGACGCCGTACTCATTCATGAACAGAACTGAACGGAAGTACGGGAACACCGCATATTTCAGACGAGTGCCAACCGATGCACTAACGTTGGTGTTGGTGAACAGCGTAGTACCAGTTGTAGTTACGCGTACATCCGAGAACACGTTGATGCTGTCGTCACCGAAGATGTACAAGAAGTTGTTAGCAGACAGCAATTGCACGATGACGCCATGCAACGTCGCGTCAGTCAGCGTGATGCTGCCAGCAGAGACGCTGGTGAAATCGTTGTACTTGTCAGACGCCGAGTAGTACACAGTCCGGTCTTGCGCGATCCAGACTCGACCTGAGAATGATTGGATGGCAGTCCCAGATTGGGAGAACAGGGTTGCGTTGGCTGTTGCACCATTGCCGCCACCACCACTGATGGTGACGCTGGGTGCGCTGGTATATCCTGTGCCACGCTCGGTCAACGTAATGCCAGTTACAACGTTACCTGTAACGCTAGCCGTTGCAGTAGCTTGCACTCCACCCGTTTGGTTGGGTGCGCTGATAGCTACGTTGGGAGCTGACGTATAGCCAGAGCCACCAGCGGTAATGTTGATGTTGGCAACAGAACCTACGCTGACTAGATTGGTGCCATCCCAAGTCTTGTATCCGTTGGTCGGATCAATGAACAATACCCGCTCGTTCTTCCACTGGCTAATCTGAGTGCCAGTAGTGAACGTACCTGCGGGCGCTACGTTGCCCTTGGTGTTGTTGTTAAGGTTGATGTACTCGCAACGACCATCTTGCTCAACAGCAATCAGGTAGTCAGTGGTATTGATGTTGGCGCTGCTGAGATAGACAACCGTGTTGGCAAAGCTAAGGTTGGCTACGTTGGTGACGCCAGGAACAATCTTGACGTTGCCAAGGCCAATCGGCATGGCGTTCTCAATCCAAGCAAACTCGTTCTTGTCGATCGTCGTGCGGTTCGACTTGGTGTTGAGACCCTTGAAGTCCTTGATGACCTCGTAGGATTTACGCTGTTCCGATTGCTGTGCCATGTTAGTACGGCACAGAGTAAGGTGTCGGGAGCCTACGCGTGAAGACGGTACTTAGAACGTTGCGAACCTGGTTTTCGTATTGCTGCTTGAAGATTTCCGACTCGCCAAACGATTGTTCCTTGAACTTGGCTTTGTGCGCTGCGTAGTACGCAACCGGCACCGTGTACGGGTCTTGTAGCTGCTCAACAGTAGAATCAGACTGCAAAGCGTTAGGCAGAATAACCGTATCAAACTCACAAACGTAGTTCTGATCCGGCACAGGGCCAAAGTAGATAGTGTTCTGGCCGTAGATGCTGAAAGCAATGGGCAAGCCGATGTAGTTCTGCCAGTAGCGGAGCTGGGCATTGAAGTCCGTCCACGGCAGATAGCGAAGAGGTGTGCGGCTATTACCCCAGTAAACGTTGATGTTGATGACATCAAGGGTGTTGCTACCGTTCGGAAGTGCCGAGTAGGAATACGATTCCTGATTGGTAGTTAGCGTAAAACTTTGGAGTGTGCGAAGGCAACCAGTATCACGCACCACCCGCTCACGGGCAGAGTTGATATAGTCAGTTAGTTCAGAGTCGGAATAAAAATTCCCATTGGCATCATGCAAAAGTCGCCGGACTTCTGTGATGTAACTCGACAAAGTTGCCATTTAACGTCCATCGTTATGCCGCGTGAAGGCGTTTCACCCCCCGCCCGCGAACGGGCAGAGGGGCTACTTCGTCAACCACGGAGGGCGGTTCGTGGTTAGTTTCCGGCTTGGCAGTTGAAAACATAAACGAGTTCAGCTTCTGCAACGCAGCATCAAGTTCGTTGCTGTACTTCAACCAACCAAGACGAATCAGATGCGGGGTCTTGTTATCGACCCCATATCCGAAGATGTGCTGGGCAGCGGCTTCAGGTAGGGCTACCGGAATACCAGGCTCAAAGTTATACAGAAAGCCGTGGTAGTAATCCGAGAACCCTTCAGTACCTTTGTTCGTTACCCAGATCGTAGTCATTACAGTGCTACAACATCGCCGAAGACATCAATGTCTACGGTGCCAGAAACAGCCGTGTTCACCTTCACAAACAACGAACCTGCGGTGTACACCGTAGTCAACGTACCACTCGCAAGACCGAGGTCTTGATAAGTGGTCGTTGAACTAACGTTGCTCAGCACGACGTTGTTGCTGACAGCGTTTGACGCATTACCGTCATTGCTGGTTAGGATGGCTATGTTGCCAGTAGCCACACTTGCGTTGGCGTTGGTAACGGTAATCTGGCGAATGATGTAGCTGGTGCCTTGCGTAACCGGAATGGTAGCCACCGCATTACCCGTTGCTGCCAGGTTAGCTTGTGAAACCGTACCGAGACGCACCCGAGAGAAATTATCGGGATAGAGCGATCCAACGTGATTCGCTAGCATGACCGCTCCTTAACTGTTGTATTGGCCGGTAGCTGCTTGACCGCCATTAACGGTCAGCGTGGTCAGCGACTTAGCGTTGGTGGTATCAGCGTTCGCCAGACGAACATTCACACCATCCGACAGGAACAGGCCACCAACGTTAGTGGTAGTGACGTTTGCCCAGGTATTAGCGGCAGTTTGCACTTGAACATAAACGTTGACAGTCGGCTGGACGTAGTAAACGCCAGCGGTCAGGACGGTGCTGCTGTTAGCAGCGACGTTGACGACTTGGTTCTGGAAATAAGCACCGGCGGTGTTATCGACGGCGTTAGCCAGAAGGATCTTATTGAGAGCGAGTGCCATGTCTATTCTCCTTACAGGGTAACCGAGTTAAGGTTGTAGACTTGGGTCATCGACTTCGGCTTGGTGCTAACCAGTTCAGCAATGGTCAGAACCGCACCAACGTAACCAATCTGCCAGTTCGGCAGGGTCGATTCGAAGCCGGTGAACACGAACGAACCTTGATCGTGGA